CCCATCCGCGCAGTGTTCGGATGCTGCCACTGCTGCGGAAAACCAAACTGCGGCATCCCCGGCAGCACCGGAGGGGTCAAGCCCTACGACGGAACTGGCGACTGCTGCCGACGCACCCGGTGTTCCGGTCAGTGCAGACGAAAACGCGCCTGTGCCCTCGAGTACCGCTCCCACTTTTGACTTTGGTGCAGACGACCAGACCAACGCCCTGTTGTTGCAGGATGCGCAGACCTTCATCACCGGCAACATGGCCCGTATCATGGCCGCAAAGCACGCTCACGACCTAACCGCAAACCACTATCAGGGCAGCTGGGGCAAGTGGTGTGCCGCCGTCGGCATCAGCCGGGACACCGGTGACCGCATGGTGAGCGTTGCCGCACAGTGCGGCAACATCCAGCTGGAAGGCAAGTCCATTCTGGACGTGCAGCCCCTGAAACTGCTGTATGCTGCGGCCAAGCCCAGCACCCCGGAGGTGGTCAAGCAAGCCGTTTTTACCGGTGACATCACTACTTACAAAGAGTATCAGGAGCTTATGGCCCAGCTCAAGGCCGAGAAAGACCGTGCCGACGCTGCCGAGAAGTCCGCTCAGAACGCCCGCAAGGAAAATGCCTATTTCAAGGAGCTGGTGAAAAGCGCCGAAGCCCAGACCCATAAGGACGCGGAAAAGCGGGAAGAAGCAGAAAGCCGCTATGAATCCGCTCTTGCCGACATCAGCGGTCTGAAAGAGCAGAACGCCCAGCTCCAGCAGAGCTACCACGATGCAGACGAGAGCCGTATTGCGGCCAACCTCCAGCGCCAGAAAGCCGAAGCGGAACGCGACAAGGCCGAAGCCCGTGCCAAGGATGCTGAGAACCAGCTTTCCGGCTCCCGGCAGGTGGCCGAAGCGGCCAAGCTCCGGGCGGATAAGCTGCAGGAAGAAAATGCGGCCCTGAAAAAGCAGCCCATCGCCGCTGTGGTGGATGAGGAAGAGGTAGACCGGCGGGCAGGCGAAAAAGCTTACGAGATTGCGGCCGGAATGACTGCAAACTATAAGGCACAGCAGGAACAGGATGCCCGCGATGCCTACGACAGCATCATTCTGGCCGGGCGCTCCATCACAAGCATCGTTCAGTCCGCCAAAATGCAGTTCCGCAAATTGCCGGATGACCAGAGGGAGACCGCAATCAACCAGTTCGTGCACACACTCGCATCCGCTCAAGGGGAGGTATCCGCATGTCTGTAAAGATCATGGCCTTAGAGGCCGAAAACGTCAAACGCATCAAGGCCGTTGCACTCACGCCGTCGCCCACCGGGCTCACCCTCGTGGGTGGCAACAACAATCAGGGCAAGACCAGCGTGCTGGACGCGCTGGCGTGGGCCCTCGGCGGCGACCGCTTCCGCCCGGACGCCGCCCAGCGGGACGGGGCCGTGGCTCCCGCCCACCTCAAGGTCAAGCTCTCCAACGGCGTGGTGGTGGAACGCACGGGCAAGAACAGCACCCTGACCGTCACCGACCCCACCGGACGGCGCAGCGGCCAGCAGCTGCTCAACGCCTTCATCGAGCCGCTGGCGCTGGATCTGCCCCGCTTCATGGAAGCATCCGACAAGGAGAAAGCCGACATCCTGCTCCGGATCATCGGCATCGGCACCGAACTGCACACCCGGGATCTTGAGATCAAGGCCCTGTACGACAAGCGCACCTTCACCGGCCAGCTGGCCGCGCAGAAAAAACACTTTGCCGAGGAGCTGATCTCCTACCCGGATGCACCGGAGGAGCCGGTCAGCGCCTCCGACCTCATCCGCCAGCAGCAGGAAATCCTGGCCCGCAACGGCGAGAATCAGCGGCTGCGCCAAAATCTTGCCGGGCTGGAAGAGAAAGCCCGAGTGCTGGCAGATCGCCGCACGCAGCTGGAACAAACCCTTGCGCTGCTGGTGAAGGAGCAGACCGAAGTAAACGAATCGCTTTACACAGCACGGAAGTCAGCCGAGAACCTGCAGGACGAATCCACCGCCGAACTGGAAGCTTCCATCCGGGACATTGAGGAGATCAACCAGAAGGTGCGGGCCAATCTGGAAAAATCCCGGGCCGAGGACGAAGCCGCCCGGTATGCCAGCGATTACGACAAGCTCACCGAAGCCATCACCCGGAAGCGGGCCGACCGCATGGCCCTGCTGAACGGTGCCGACCTGCCCCTGCCGGAGCTGAGCGTGGAGGACGGCGCCCTTACCTATAAAGGCAAGCACTGGCGGGATATGTCTGGCAGCGACCAGCTGCGGGTGGCCGCCGCCATCGTCCGCCGCCTGAACCCGGACTGCGGTTTCGTGCTGCTGGACAAGCTGGAACAGATGGACATGACCACCCTGCAGGAGTTTTCCGCATGGCTGGAAACAGAACACCTGCAGGCCATTGCCACCCGGGTCTCCACCGGCAGCGAGTGCCAGATCATCATTGAGGACGGCATGGTGAAGGATGCCGAAACCACCCTGCCGCCCGTCACCGAAAAGCCCCAGCAGAAGAGCTGGACGAAAGGAGCGTTCTAAATGAGCAAATATGCAGTTACCACCGGCATCCAGAATGCGCCGGTCAAGACCGTGCTGTACGGCCCGGAGGGCATCGGCAAAAGCACCTTTGCATCCCATTTCCCGAATCCTGTTTTCATCGATACCGAGGGCGGCACCAAGCGGCTGAACGTCAAGCGCCTGCCCCAGCCCACCAGCTGGGCCATGCTGCTGGATGAGGTGGCCGAGGTACGCAAGGGCAGTGTCCCCTGCGGCACGCTGGTCATTGATACCGCCGACTGGGCTGAACGCCTGTGCATTCAGGCCGTGTGTGCCAAAGCCAAGGTGAACGGCATCGAAGATTTCGGCTACGGCAAGGGCTACACCTATGTTAAGGAAGAGTTCGGCAAGCTGCTGGACGCGCTGGAAGAGGTGCTGCAGGCCGGGCACAACGTGGTGGTGCTGGCCCATGCCGCTATTACCAAATTTGAGCAGCCGGATGCCGTGGGCAACTACGACCGCTGGAGCATGAAAACTTCCAAACAGGTGGCCCCGCTGCTGCGCGAGTGGTGCGATATGCTGCTGTTTGCCAACTACAAGACCGTTGTGGAAAAGGTGGGCGACGGCAAGAACGCCAAGAGCAAGGCCAGCGGCGGCAGGCGTGTACTGTACACCGCGCATCACCCCTGCTGGGATGCAAAAAACCGCTTTGACCTGCCGGAGGAAGTACCCTTTGACTATGCCAGCATTGCCGCCTGCATCCCCGGCGCAATGTCTGCACAGGCACCAAAACCGGAACCGCAGCCGCGTTCCCAGCCGGAAGCCGACATCCTGCCCAGCCCGCAGCAGGAAGCAAAGCCGGTGGCTCAGCCGCAGCCCGCACCGCTGCAGGAAAGCTCTGAGAAAAATGTTCTGCTCAGTCTGGGCGTGCCGGAAAAGCTGGCCGCTCTGATGAGCGCCAACAAGGTCAGCTGTGAAGAGCTGCAGGGCGTTGTGGGCAAACGGGGCTATTTCCCGGAGGATATGCCCATCAAGGACTACCCCGCTGACTTTGTGGAGGGCTGTCTGATCGCCGCATGGCCGCAGGTGTTCCAGATGGTGCTGGATAACCGTGATATCCCGTTTTAACAGGCTCCCTCACGGAGGGAGCTGGCACGTGTAAGCGTGACTGAAGGAGTTTTATAATAAAGGAGTAATTACTTATGAACGAAATGAACACCACCGACCGCGCCCTGAGCTGGGACGACGAAGTTACCAACGAGCAGCAGGAGTTCGTGCTCCTGCCCGAGGGCGAGTATGCCTTTGAGGTCACCGGCATGGAGCGTGCCCGCTTTGAGGGCAGCGCAAAGCTCCCGCCCTGCTCCATGGCAAAGCTGACCCTGAAGATCTTCGGCGGGGCCAAGGGCGACACCACCGTCACCGACCGCCTGTACCTGCACACCAAAACGCAGGGCCTGCTGGGCGCTTTCTTCGAGAGCATCGGCCAGTGCAAGCGCGGCGAGACCTTCCGCCCCCGCTGGAACGAGGTCGTGGGTGCCAAAGGCATCTGCAAGCTGGGTATCCACGAGTACACCAAGCAGAGCGGTCCTCATGCAGGCGAGACCGGCCAGAGCAACAAAGTGCAGCGCTTCCTGCCGCCGCCCGAACCCAAGGCCGCACCCTCTCAGGGCTGGACGCAGGGGGCATTCTGATGGGGCAGGAACTGAGACCCTACCAGCAGCAGGCCCGTGAACGCATCCACGCCGAGTGGGAGAACGGCCACACCCGCACTCTGCTGGTGCTTCCCACCGGCACCGGCAAGACCATCGTGTTTGCATCGGTAGCTGCCGATCAGGTGCGGGCGGGCCACCGGGTGCTCATTCTGGCGCATCGCGGTGAGCTGCTGGAGCAGGCAGCGGACAAGCTGCAGCGCTCCACCGGCCTTGTCAGCGCGGTGGAAAAGGCAGATGCCACCTGTCTGAATACATGGTTCCGTGTGGTGGTGGGCAGCGTGCAGACCTTGCAGCGCACCGCCCGGCTGGAACGCTTCCCCCGGGACTACTTTGGCACCATCATCATCGACGAGGCCCACCACGCCATCACCGACGGCTACCGCCGCATCCTGGACTATTTCGGGGATGCAAAGGTGCTGGGTGTGACCGCCACACCGGACCGCGGCGACATGCGCAATCTGGGCGAGGTGTTCGACAGCCTTGCCTTTGAGTATAAGCTGACCGATGCCATCAAAGAGGGTTATCTGTGCAGGATCATGGCCCAGACCATTCCGCTGAAGCTGGACATTTCTTCTGTCACCATGAGCGGCGGGGACTACGCCGTGGGAGACCTCGGCACTGCGCTTGACCCCTATCTGGAACAGATCGCCGCCGAGATGGCCCAGCGCTGCAAAGGCCGCAAAACGGTGGTGTTCCTGCCCCTCATCAAGACCAGCCAGAAGTTCCGGGACCTGCTGAACGCCAAGGGATTTTGCGCCGCCGAGGTCAACGGCCAGAGCGCTGACCGCCGCGAGGTTTTGGCCGACTTTGATGCCGGAAAGTACAACGTGCTGTGCAACTCCATGCTGCTCACCGAGGGCTGGGACTGCCCGTCTGTTGACTGCGTGGTGGTGCTGCGGCCCACCAAGGTGCGCAGCCTGTACAGCCAGATGGTAGGGCGCGGCACCCGGCTCTCCCCGGGCAAGAGCGATCTGCTTTTGCTGGATTTTTTGTGGATGACCGACAAACACGAGCTGTGCCGCCCGGCTGATCTGGTTTGTGAGGACCGCGCCGTGGCCCGGCAGATGACCGAAAATCTGGCCCAGACCGGATGCCCGGAGGACATCGAGAAAGCAGCCGTGCAGGCCAGCGAGGACGTGGTGGCCCAGCGGGAAGAAGCACTTGCAAAACAGCTGGAAGAACAGCGCCGCAAAAAAGCCCGTCTCGTGGACCCGCTGCAGTACGAGATGAGTATTCAGGCCGAGGACCTTGCCGGATATGTACCGGCCTTTGGCTGGGAAGCAGGCCCGCCCAGCGCTGAACAGACTGCTGCTCTTGAGAAAATGGGCATCCTGCCGGACGCTGTAGAATCTGCTGGTAAGGCTTCCCTGCTGCTGGACCGGTTGAACAAACGCCGCGCTGAAGGCTTGACCACACCCAAGCAGATCCGCGTGCTGGAACGTTACGGTTTCCAGAGCGTGGGCACGTGGAGCTTCGATGCAGCCAAACACATGATCGACCGCATTGCGGTGCAGGGCTGGCGCGGTGTGCCCAAGGGCGTGAATCCCAGAACCTATATCCCGCCTGCGGAACCGCCCGCTGCGCCGGACAGTCCTTTTAACTTTGGATGGTAACGCGAATGGAACATGAAAATGAACTCAAGGAAGCATTGGACTTCGTATCCCCGTCCGCCCTGACCTATGACGAATGGCTCATGGTGGGCATGGCACTGAAGGATGCTGGTCTGCCCGTTACCCTCTGGGAACAGTGGAGCACACGCGATGCAGGCCGCTATCACAAGGGCGAGTGCGTCAAGAAATGGGAAAGCTTTCACGGCGGCGGGGCCAGCCCCGTCACCGCAAGCAGCATCTTCCAGCTGGCCTACTCCCACGGATGGAGCGGCCCCGCAGGCCACGCTCTGGACTGGAACGATGATATTTCTGTCGACACCGGCGCACAAACCGAGGGCCGTCTGGTAGATCCACGCTGGGTGGAAGCCCACGAGCTGGCCCTGCCCGAAGAGTGGCATCCCGCCGATCAGCTCAAGCGCTACCTGCAAGCCCTGTTTGAGCCGGATGAATATGTGGCCTATGTGACCGAAAGCTTTATGGCCGCCGACCGCCGCCGACCTGCAAAAGGCAGCTGGACCCGCACCGCAGGGCAGCTCATCACCGAGCTGGATGCCTGCGGCGGTGACCTCGGCAAGGTGGTGGGCGACTGTGATCCTGAAGTAGGTGCATGGATCTGCTTCAACCCTGTGGACGGCACCGGACGCAAGGATGCCAATATTACTGCCTACCGCTACGCCCTCGTGGAGTGTGACAACATGGAACTGGGCAAGCAGCAGGCCATCATCAAGCAGCTGGAACTGCCCTGTGCGGCGCTGGTGTACTCCGGCGGCAAGAGCGTCCACGCCACCGTGAAGGTGGATGCCCCGGACTACGCCGAGTACCGCAGGCGTGTGGATTATCTCTATTCCGCCTGCCAGAAAAACGGCCTGACCATCGACCAGCAGAACCGCAACCCTTCCCGCCTTTCCCGGATGCCCGGCATCCTGCGCGGTGACAAACGGCAGGTGCTGCTGGAAACGAACATCGGGAAATCCTGCTGGGATGAGTGGCGCGACTGGCTGGAAGCGGAGACCGACGAGCTACCCGAGACCGAGAGTCTGGCCGACGACTGGGAGAGCCTGCCCCCGCTGGCCGATGCCCTCATCACCGGAGTGCTGCGCAAGGGCCACAAGATGCTGCTGGCAGGCCCCAGCAAGGCGGGCAAGAGCTTTGCCCTCATCGAGCTGTGCATCGCTATCGCCGAAGGCACGCCCTGGCTGGGCCGGTTCTCCTGCGCACAGGGCAAGGTACTGTACATCAATCTGGAGCTGGACCGGGCCTCCTGCCTGCACCGCTTCAAGGACGTGTACACCGCCCTCGGCCTGCCCCCGCAGAACCTGCGGGACATCGACATCTGGAACCTGCGCGGCGCGTCCGTGCCCATGGACAAGCTGGCCCCAAAGCTCATCCGCCGGGCCCAGAAAAAAGGCTACACCGCCGTGATCCTCGACCCCATTTATAAGGTCATCACCGGCGATGAGAACTCTGCCGACCAGATGGCAAAGTTCTGCAACCAGTTCGACCTTGTGTGCCGCGCGCTGGACTGCGCCGTGATCTACTGCCACCACCACTCAAAAGGTGCCCAAGGCGGCAAGCGCAGCATGGACCGCGCATCCGGCTCCGGCGTGTTCGCCCGCGACCCGGATGCCATGCTGGACATGACCGAGCTGGTGCCCACCGATGCCATCCGGGAACAGCTGCATAACAAAGCCGCCTGCCGCGTGATCAAGGCCATGTTGGACAAACGCGGTCATGCGGATGCCTACGGCTTGGATGATACCCTCAGCCGCCACCGGATGCTGACCATCGCAAAGGAAAAACTGGGCCTTGCAGATCTGCGGGCCATCGATGCTGAGGTCGCGGCCGCTGAGAAAAAGGCCGACGGCATGACCGCATGGCGCATCGAAGGCACCCTGCGCGAGTTTGCCCGCTTCGACCCGGTGAACCTCTGGTTCGACTACCCCGTGCACAAGCCGGACACCGGCCTGCTGGAGGACCTGCAGCCGGACAGCGATTTCAAAACGCTGGGCAGCCGCGGTGCATCCAAGCGCTGGGGCGATAAAGGCAAGGTGACCAAGGACAAAAAGGCCGAACTGGACACCGCCTTTGAAGCCTGCATGATGGATGGCGAAGTTACCGTCTATGCGCTGGCTGAATACATGGATCTGAAGCCCCGCACCATCAAGACGCGGCTGAAAGACGACGGACGTTTCTGGATCGACGGCGAAAAAGTCGGTCGCAAGGAACCCGGCAGCGCAGGTTAAACAAACCGTAATAAGTCCGATTACAACTTGTTGTAAAAATGCAGAAATAGCCGCTATTTTGCACGACACGAAAAACTGCAATTTTGCAGTTATAGCCGCTATGACTGCAGATTTTGCAGTGCAAAATAGCCTATATATAATAGCTAAAACTGCAACTGCAATTGTGATGGGGTCTCCCGAAGGATGGGGCGACCACAGCCCCCATCCATTCGGGGAACCCTCCCCATCACGTTGGCGAACCCTGAGAAAAAGAAAAACGAGGTGAACCCCATGTACATGCAATTCTTTCTCCCCATGCAGCCGCCCACCACTACCCACAATGCAAAACAGCTGCACGCCTACATGAAGGGCGGGCAGCCGCACGCGGTGCTCCACGACAGCCCGGAACTGAAACAGACCCGTGCCAAGCTCCACGCCCATCTGGCACTCCACGCGCCGGGAAAGCCCATCCCCGCAGGCCGTCCGGTGCGGCTGCTGGTCAAGTGGTGCTTCCCTGCTGAGGGCCGCAAAAGCGGCACGTGGCGCACCGCAAAGCCGGACACCGACAATCTGGAAAAGGCCCTCAAGGACGAAATGACCCGCCTGCACTTCTGGGCCGATGACGCGCAGGTGTGCAGCGAGATCATAGAAAAATTCTGGTCGGACCCCTGCGGCGTGTTCGTCCGGGTGGAGGAACTGTAAATGACCTACGAAGAAAAAAAGGCATGGCTCTGGCGGTTCCGGACGGCCAAGCGGTTTGAACTGCTCAAACTTGACGAGCTGGCCACGCTGCAGACCGATGCCACCCACACCACCCAGCGCTTTTCCCCTGTGCCGGGCGGCAGCGGCGACGGACAGGCTCTGCCCCGCAGTGTGGAACGCATCGACGAGGCCCGCCGGGCCGCTGAGGCGCAGTCTGCCGTGTGCGACACCATCCGGGCCGAGATCATGGAGGTGTTCCGCCAGCTGGACGATGAGGTGGATTTCATGATCCTGTTCCGGCGGTACATCCTGCTGGAGGACTGGCCGGACATCGCGGTCATCGTCCGCATTTCTCGCAGCCAGATGTTCCAGCGCCACAGCGCGGCCATAAAAAGACTGGATATCAAAAGTCCGGACTGAACCGGAGCGAACCGGACTTGATAATACTGTCAACCCCTGCTAAAATTTAAAATGCCAGAGCCCGCAGGAAAGACTTACTCCCTTCATCCCTGCGGGCTTTGTGCTGCCCGGCTGACACAGAGGATCACCTTTCCCGACCAACAGCCTGAATGTACCAGCCGGGTTTCTTTGTTATATCCCGCCGTTCGGATCTTCCGGGCGGCTTTTTGATTTTACGGCAAGAGAGGTGGTGAGGATGACCGACAAGCAGGATCGTTTCTGTGAAGAATATATGATCGACCTGAACGCCACTCAAGCGGCCATCCGCGCCGGATACAGCCCCAAAACCGCAAGAGAACAGGCACCCCGGCTGTTAGCAAATGTTAGCATTCAAAATCGCATTGCCCAGCTGCAGGCTGAGCAGAGCCGCCGGACCGGTGTATCTGCTGATCGTGTCGTTCGAGAGCTTGCCAAGATTGCATTTGCCAACGCCAGCGACCTGATCGACCCGGAGACTGCTTCTGTCAAACTGGATGCCTCCCGGGATGATCTGGCCGCAATCCAGTCCATCAAGGTCAAGAGCTTTGGCGAGGACGGTTTGGAACACGAGGTCAAACTTGCAGATAAGCTCCGAGCACTTGACCTGTTGGGCAAGCATCTGGGCATGTACAAAGACGCATCCGAAAAAGAAAATGCCGCTGCTCAAAATAACGACATGCAGACCCTTGCTGATCTGCTGCAGCACCCTGTGCCAGACCGTGACATCAAGGACTTTGAGACATGAACATACCTGCACCTTTTTCACAAAACCAGATGCGTTTCTTCTGGAACTGCTTTGACCACTGGTTTAATGTGGCTGAGGGCGGCAAACGCGGCGGCAAGAACGTGCTTATTACTATGGCCTACTGCACCATTCTGGAAAAGCATCCCAGCAGAATACACCTCATTGCGGGCGTATCCACTGCGACGGCCAGGCTGAACATTCTGGACTGTGACGGCTTCGGCCTGAAAAACTATTTTGAGGGCCGCTGCCGTGAGGGCACCTACCAGAACCGCGACTGTCTGTACATCCAGACTGCCACCGGTGAAAAGGTGGTGCTGGTGTCCGGTGGTGGCAAAGCCGGTGACGAAAAGCTGATCAAGGGCAACACCTACGGCACCGCGTACATCACCGAAGCCAATGAATGCAGCGAAACTTTCATCAAGGAAGTATTCGACCGTACCCTGTCCAGCCCGGACAGAAAGGTATTTCACGACCTGAATCCCAAGGCAGAGGGTCACTGGTACTATGAAAATATCCTGAATCTGCACGAAAAGAAGCAGAACGAGAACCCAGAATACGGCTTCAACTATGGGCATTTCACAATTGCCGATAACATGAGCATTTCGGACGACCAGCTCCGGGCTGTGCTTGCAACCTACGACCGCAGCACGGTCTGGTATGCCCGTGACATCCTTGGAAAAAGGAAAGCTGCCGAGGGCCTTGTATACCCTTTCTTCTCCGCCGGGCAGGACACCTACCTTTTTCACGGTGATGCTTCCCACATCGATGGGCAGTTTTACGTGTCCATCGACTACGGCACCCACAACCCCTGCAGCATGGGCCTGTGGGTCATTCATGATGGCAAGGCCCTGCGCATCAAGGAAAGCTATTTTGACAGCCGTGCCGAGCGTGTGCAGCGCACGGACGAAGAGCACTATGCCGAGCTGGAACGCCTGACCAAGGGCTATTACATTCAGGCGGTGGTGGTTGACCCGTCCGCCGCTTCCTTCATCGAGACCATCCGGCGGCACGGCAAGTATCTGGTGATCCCTGCAGACAACGACGTGCTGAACGGCATCCGCTGCGTGGCATCCCTGATGCAGGCCGGGCTTGTGACCATCCACGAGAGCTGCACGGCATCCCGCCGGGAGTTCGGCCTGTACTCTTGGGACGACAAGGCCAAAGAGGACCGCGTCGTGAAGGAGAACGACCACGCCATGGACGACATTCGCTATTTCTGCTATACGATACTGGCCCCGCTGATCCGCTGGGCAGACTGGAGACGAAAGTAATGTTTGATAGACTGCTTTTCTGGCTGCGGGAGAAAGCGCGGCTGCTGTTCGGTGAAAATACCACCGTCAGCGCCAGCGTGTCCTACAGCATGGAGAATGCGATCATCCTGTGGGCGCAGATGTACGATACCGGCGGGCCGTG